CACCAGTGTAATCTTTAACAGCTCTTGGTTTAATTGAGTATGTAACATCTCTTTCTGTACTCTTTGAACCACCGGCAAGATAGCGAACAGAAACAGATTTGACAATGTCTGAGGTTGCAGAAGAAACAGGGCCAAATAGATATGTCTTTGCAGTAAATCTCATTGTATAATATAAAACTCTTCTTGAAGTAAAGTCACCCTCGTATTCATCTTGAAAAGATACATTTTCTAATACAACAGGTATATCTCTTTTCTCATTTATTGCTGATACAAGATTGACAGTTAAATTATATGACGGTTGAAAGAATGGTAAGATTTGTTCAACGATTTGTAGAGCATCATCATTTAACTTACACATAATATTAAGTTCAAACTGCATATTGTAAGGCACCGGCATAAACACTTTTTTAGTGTTAGTATCAGCGTCTGGGTCTTTGACTGTTATCTGTTGTGTAGTTGTTACCTTTCTTGATGGATCATATGTTAAACCAGTAAACTCAAATGACATTCTTGGCAATGTCATCGCAACTGATTTATTTAAATTTGGTGATTGTTCTAATCTTGCTAAAAACTTTCCGATAGGCCCATATGCGAGTGGGACTTTTGTGACTGACTGATTCCCATCAGAATCCGCATGCTTAATGGAGATATCATTAAACAACGTACCAAAAGAGATAATTGTCTTTCTAAATATTTCGTTGTAAAAATACTCAAACATTTTTTCGCCTATACCGAGTTATTTATGGTTGACCAAAAGGATTACCTTCTGAGAAGTCTAATATTGAATCTGCCTCAGTCTCAAAGTTATCATTATCACCAAATCCATCATCAAAATTGGTGAGATCTATGAGTCTTATTGTATGAACTGCACCAGATGTTCCACCGGTTACAGTCTCTTTCTGTATGAACACTCCCTCTACATTTGATATCTTAAGTTCACTTGTTACACTGTTCCAATCTCTGACTCTTGCAGTCGCACCACTTGTTCCTCCAGTGATAACTTCATTAAACTGGAAGTTTCCTGATGCATCACTAGCTGCAGGAGGAGCGACAAAGATAGTTGGTGGTGTAGAGTAACCAGCACCAGCGTTGGTGATATGAATCGCACTGATTGTTCCTGCAGTCGATACAATGGCAGTTGCAGCAGCAGAAACTGTTGACAATCCTGAGAATGTTATCGTTGGAGTTGTTGTATATCCGGAACCACCTCCTGTTATAGTTACGATACCAATTGTTCCATTTGCCATGCCCGCAGTAGCTGCAGCACCCACACCATCACCAAATATTTGAATATCAGGGCCTGTTGTATATCCTGATCCGGGATTTACTAAATTTATACTTTGTACAACACTTGCAACTTGATTTCCGGGATCTGCAGCACCAGTGCAAACAACAATTCCACCACGAAGATTTGCGGTAGCGATACCAGTCACACCACCTGTCGGTGCGGATGATATTGCGACTCTAGGAGCAAATGTATAATTACGCCCGCGATTTGTTATATCAACAAACTGAATACCACCGTTGACAACCGTAGTAACAGCAGACGCACTCGATGCAGTTCCAACTAAAGTCAATACTTGTGTTCCACCTATAATGAAATCTTCTCCATCAGCACCAGTTGTTGCTGCGAGTGTATCATCTATCTCATCCACACCAGTATCAATAACTTCATCTTCATACTGAAACAGTTCGCATCGAAGAGTGTAAATATAATTTTTTCTTAATTGATAAAAGGGTTGCTCATGCTCTACATATTTAATTTCAAATAAACGATCTCCTAAAGGAAAATAAATTAAATCTCCCTCTTTTGGTCTAGTTGCCAATCTTATATTGTCTTTATCTTCAATCAGTGGAGATACATATGTTTCAAATCTCTCCTTTGAAATAGTTACAGTAAGTTCATTTGTCGCTTGAATACCAAACTTTGATAATAATGTTGGATTTTCCCCGTAACCATCAAAAGAGTCTACATATGCTTCAATAGGATATGCGTCATCAAACTTTGACTCAACAACTTCCTTTATTATTGTATTTGAATTAGCGTATTTTCTGGGTAAATAATGAACTTCCACACCATACATTTGAAGTTGTTCATTAATAAGAGATTGAACTAAGTTCTGTTCGCTAGTTGACCCTTGTTGAAAAAATGGATTAAGAGCCATGTGACTAACCTATAAAATCGAGAGGTGGTAACTCGTAAGTGTTTGACATTTGTTCCCTAATTATGTCTAACTCTCTTTGCCCATCATCGTATATTTGTCTACCATTTAATTCTACTCCTCCGGGTAATTTAACACCTTGAAACTTAATTAAATTTTGTCCCCACTGTCTTTTCATGAGAGCAGTTAGATATCTCTTCAAAAAATAATCATTATAAACACCTGAATGATCATTTGGATCTATGATCCTAAAACAATCAATCACTAAAAAATCATCAACACTCATGGCTGAAAAATCCATGTCCATGTATAAACGATCCTGTCTTTGATTAAATCTAATTTGTTTTTCTGTTGTGAGTGCAAAATTTATGTCTTCAAGATATCTTTTTGTCATTGCATAATTTAAGATACCAGCATAACCAAGATTAAACGCTATATCATTTAAGAATAACTGATATTTTACACTGAACATATTGTTGGTAACTGTGTTTGCACCATCAAAATGAAATAATTTATTGACACCTATGACAGAATTAGGAATAACAAGATAATTACTATCCTCTTCAAATGTAAAATCAGTTGATACTCCAACAATGGTGCTACTTGTTGTTGTAGTCACAATACCTACTGCATTATCACCACCTCTTCCTCTTGCTCTATCAATATCTACTTGCCTTACTTTATACTTTAAAAATGTTTGTATGACACCGTTAAAATGCCTCTCTTGAAAATACTGAATCGCATCATCCAACAAATCCTCAGTTTGTTCATCCGCAACATTAATCTCAAGCAGTGGTGCACCCAGTTGCCTTTTACAATAATCTATTAGTGTTGATCTACTTGATGGTTGAGCCATGTTATACTATCTCCTCAATCTATTTATTCTACTATGAGTTGACCCTGTACAAGTCTCTCTGTATGTAAGTCACCTGCAACATCTGCACTCGGTTTATCTTCATTAATTACGACCACATCATAAAAATATCTACCAGATTTCAATGCTTTTGTTTGATCTGCTGTTAAAGTTAGTTTAATTATACCTGAAGATGCATCAGAATATGTTGCAGTAAAAGTCGCAGCAAAACTCGTTGAATTTGGATTTTGTTTTACCTTTGAAGTTAAAATGGATGAACTAAATCCACTAAAACTAACACCAGTTCCTGTGCTATTATCATTGATTGTGAATAACTGCTCATAATCAACATTACGTGGGATCATAAGATCTTTTTTTATAACATCAATGTTAATTAATTTTTTATTTGCCATTATGCTAATATACCTGAGAATGGTTCAAGCCAGTCTTCAACTGAATTAGATTCTTGTCTTACTGTAATACCAGCATCAGTACAAGTTCCAATAAATTTTGCATACGACGCTGCGACTGTTGCAAGTGTCATACTGCCAGAAACATCAACAAATAAAGCAAGTTTAGTAATCGTGCCAGTTTGTATTCCTACAATATCAAACCAATCAGACGCATTATCTGCACTACCACCATCTCTATTCACAGGATGCACTTTGATTTCACTACCATTAAAAGATGTATCTGTTCCAAATCCACTTACATATATACTCTCCAAAGATGAAATCATTAGTTTACTTGTATCTGCTACCCCACTTGATACTGGTTGTAATAGATAATGTTTACGATTTGGAAAAGTTTCCCTGAAGGTATTATATTCTGCAATAGATGGTGCATTATCACCATTATTTGACTCGTCTATGATTGCAATACATATTCGGTTTTGTCCTATTATATCATCACCTTCATCACCACTACCAACTTGAGTGATACCCACATTTACGTTTACATCACCTGATACCAGTTGTCTCTTGTAACCGGATGAATGTTCAGTAGCTATAATATCATAAGTATATCTTGGACTTATTTTTGTAAAACTTGTGGTCAGTGAGTTAGTTACTTTAGCAGTTATTATTCCTACAGATTGTCCTCCAATAGTATCAAATCCAACACTGATAGTATCAGTTGATGTTGATGATGAACCTATATGTTTTCTTATTGTCCCCGAAAAACCAAAACCTGTTAAATTGTATGCAGTCCCACCAGATCCTACAATTTTTAAATTATAATAATTGTCAGCATATTGATTTACATCTAAATTAAATCTGGATGACGAACCTTTCTTATCAAATTCAATTTTAGGTGAATTGACATTAGGCATCTACCAGACTCCTTAACATATCTTTAATTTCAGTAATTTCATTTCTAAGAGTTGATATGTCTCTTTCAAGATTATCAACTTTATTTTTTTCATTTTTTTTCAATTTACGACGAGTAAGATACTCTTCATATTCAGCTTTGTTTGTGTTAACAATACAATTTGATTTAGAATTACGAATCAAATGTTCATTATCTTTTACTTTTACGTAATCCATTAGGCAGTAGCGATAACTTTCAAACTTGTTAATCGAGGCACAAATGCCTGATTAGTTGAAGTCATTAAGAATTTAATTCTGAATGATTTGAATGAAGGTAATTCGTTTGCAGTGAACGTATATTCCTTATATTCAAGTTCCTCTGGTACAAATCCTGTAGGATCACTCTTAGCAATTTGTGCATCGGGTCTACCACTACTCTTATCACTTGTTCTTACTCTGCCATTTTCATCTAAATTATCATATCCGGGGAATGGAATAAATGTTGGTTCAGATCCTTGAGAATTACTTACCGCATAGAATGCTCTTATGTCACTAAATCTATTGACGTGAGCATCAACGATAATTTTAAGTGATGTAGCAGAAGTTTCAAGAGTATTTTCTTTTGAAATGTAGACCGCAGATGATGGGTCTTCAAGTAAAGTATCAACTCTACTATCAACAGTAACATCACCAATTACATTATCAATCCTGTTAGAGGTCAATATTGCGTTCATTCTTTGAGTATCGATTACTGGTGATACTAAATTAGACTCTGAAACTAATTCTAATGATATATTAAATGATCTATCACCCGGTAATACATTAAGAGTTGCAGTATTTAACTCATTAACTCTTGAAGCAATGACTCTAGGAGAGTCAAGATAATTAATATCATCAAGAGCAATGGATTCATCACCTTTGTTTATGAACGGAACATCTGTCCCTTCACCCGAACCATCATTAATACTTGTTCCACTAACGGTTCTTATGAACGCATCTATTGC